TACCGTTTCAACCATCTGTGCTTCTGCAAGAGCCATTTCTGCCTCCGCAAGATTACCAGCTTCCTCAGCAGCCGCTGCTTCACTCAGTTTCTTATCTCTTTCCGCTTCAGCCTCTAACCGCATCCGTTCTTCAAGCTCTCTCTTTTTCCTTTCCTGTTCTTTCTGATATGCAGCGATACTCCCTTTCAAAATTCTTTCCGCTTCCTGAAGTGGTTTCAGCATCGCTTTCTCTCTGTCGCATACCGCCTTGTGTGCCTTGTAAGCACTGTCCTTCATTGGCTTGAAAAAATCTGTGACTACTTTTGCCTGAATCTTGATTTTCTGTCCAAATTCAGCTGCTTTTTCATAATCCTCGTTGGTTAAGATTTTCAATTCTTTGGCTCGTCTCTCAACCAGGCTATTACTCTGCTGAAGTTCCTCCTCCCGCACCAGCTCTGCTGGTGTTTCTATTTTTGCTACTACTGCTTCCGTAACTTCTTTGCTCATAAAATCCTCCTATAAAATCTTTGCCATCTTTGCAATTCTTCTCAAAATCGCCGCCTTCTCGCCCATCTTAGTTTCGGTCTGATAATCTTCGATCACTTCGTCAATCAGATCATCAGCATCCTCTTTGCTTATGCAAGGATGCTTCTGCAATGTAGCGTTTCCTTTTTCCAATGCTGCTTTTACCAAACACATAACATCCGAAGGTGTACCTTCGATTTCTGCTCTCATGCCTTTTTCATCCGCAATAATCAATAACTTTGCTTTGTTCGCCATCTTCACATGACCTCCTACTTGTATTTTTGTATATGATTCCAAACTACCATCAAGGAAGAAAATACCTGCCAACTTTCTATGTCATTGGCTTTGTATCTTACCATCTGGTAGGAACCATCGTTCTTTAGATGTACGATAGCCTTTTCATCAAATCTAAACCCGTGACTCTCATATGCTCTCGCATAGGCTTCCAGTTGCACTCCGGTCAACATCCGATTTACTGTCGCTGATGTTTTGTAATCTATCAGTACCTTTTTGCCATCAATCACGCATGGCAAGTCTGCCGTTCCGGCGTACCGTAAAAATTTGTGATACACTCTACTTTCCGTTGCCAACGGCTCCGGATATTTCTCTTCCCAAAACTTCAGAAATGCTTCAAAATATCCTGCGTATCTCGGTTCAATATCCTCTATGCCGTACAAGGCAAAATTTTCAGCCGCATTATGTATCGCTGTTCCTCTTTCCGCCGCCATCTGCATAACACTTTCATCTATCCCACGGTACAACGCTTCGTCTAGCGGTTTCATCACTGTTGTAACACTCGGAAGAATCTGCCCTCCCAATGTATAAATATGGCGCTTATCCTCAAATCTCAGTTCTGGGAAAAATGGAAGCCCTTTCTTGTTCAATTCCATCTATACCATCTCCGCTATTGTAAATTTCTCTCCAAACAGTTCCAACATTTCTGATACTGTCATATCATCCATGCAATCCTCGCATATCGGTCCTTTTTCACTGTCATAAAACCTTTCGCCTTCAAATATCCCTACGCCGCACTCCTTGCAGTTCACAACCGGTTTTGGTTCTGGTGCATTCGGACATCTGCTATCGCAAGGTGTCTTCAAGCAAAGACTACACATATTCCGATCCCTCCATTCTTGCTATAACCACTCCTATTTTCATAATTGCCACGCCGATAATCGCTCCGACCAAAGGAATCTTCCATTCTGGGCCATCCAGCGCCGAACCCATGAAGAGGAATAGAAAAAAGCCAGCTCCTATCACTTTCTCGCCTATCATGATTCGTTTCTTCTTTCGTCTTCTCACTGTGCCACTCTCCTTTCTTTCCAAAATATCGGCGTTACGAATAATCCAATGTCTATATCGCTTGTTTTTTCGCAAGCCTCTTCTAACTCCTCAACTGTCTCAATACCAAACTCGGTTTTCAGATACTCTTTTGTTTTCTCAACATCCACGAGCATCACCACTTTTCTTTATCAGCTTTTCCTTTATCAGCCGTAATTCGCTGATAGATACCGCCAACTTGTCCAGTTCTTTTGATACAGCTGTAAAATCATCTTCTTCATCCGGAGATATTTTTCCATCTTCAGCTATCTCCAGAAGTTCTCTGCGCATCTTTTCGATGTCTTTTTCATCCAGCTTTGCTATTATTCCAACCGTTACTGCTTCCAGCGTTTTAATCTCTGCCGATACCGGCTGCTGCTTTCCAAGAGGACACTGCTCTAAACAATACAGATTTTTCAACTGCGGTGCCCCATAAACATCCGCCATCATCATTATCAAATCCAGAGGTGGTACTGTGATTCCCCTCTCATAATTTGCTAAAGACGAAACAGAAATACCGAAGTATTCTGCCGCACTTTCCCGGCTTTTGAGATATACATTGTTCTTTGCTGCCAAAATCCTGCACTGGAAGTAGATGCTTATGCCCGTATTTACACATCCACAATCCATGTTCTTTTTTCTCCTTGTCTGCTAAACTAAACCTAAATGATACCGAGGCCCGAAAGAATTTTGTTCAAGTCCTCAAACTTACCGTTCGGTAAGTTGTTGTCATAAAAAATGGCGTTCATCTCATCGTATGACAGCCCGTAAAATTCAGATAATGCGATCACTTCATCTGGCTTGAACTTAACCTCTCCCCTTTCCTTCTTGCTGTATGAAACAATCGACTTCCCGATTACTTCAGCCAACTTTTCAAGGGGAATCCTCCTTCCGGCTCGAAGTTCCCGGAGCCTTGTGCTATCCATTCCTGCACCTCCTTTGTTTATTGATTATGTCATCATCTTATCTTACCGCATGGTAATTGTCAATAATGAAATTATATTTTTTGTAAGTATTATTTACTGTTCGGTAATTATACGATATGATACTTCAGAGGTGATACTATGAAAGATTTTCCCAATATTTTATACAGCCTACTTAGACAGCGTGGCATGACACAAAAGATGCTCGCAGACAAGGCGCATACAACCGAAGCAACCATTTCCCGGTATCTAACCGATACAAAGCGAATGCCACGAGCTGATCTGATTGTTTCCATTGCAGAAGCCCTGGATGTAAGTACAGATTATCTTCTTGGACTCAGCCCGATTGCCTCCAGGCAATCTTTATCTCCTGAGATGGAAGAATTGTTTTCTTGCTACTCCAAAGCATCAGAAAGTGATCGTAAGGTTATCTGGGCGGTTTTGGACAAATATCAGGCTGTTGATTTCAAGATAGCTACATCCGGACAAGATCAATGGAATCCTAACGATTCGTCTTCTCGTCAGGCAGCTATAAAAAAATTCGAGGACGAATAGAGTACGATCTTCATATCGTCACATACCATTCTGTCTCTCTGCGGATGGAACTAAATATCTGGCAATTACAAGAACTGTTCAGCAAAAAGGCTTTTTCCTTTTTCAGCAAACGCCTTAATTCTTATGTGATTGCCTATAATGATGTTCTTCCGCTAACAGAGGCGGTCTATCAGGTATTTCACGAAATAGGTCATATCTATTACGGCCATATATCTCCAGGCAATAGCATTGCTATTTCTCTGGAATCGCAAGAACGGGTGGCAAATCATTTTGCCGCCTTTATTTTTTCAAAGATTGGAGGTGCAAAAATCATGAAAACTTTGACCGGAAACGAACACTTTACCTACGAGGGTATGCCTGCCGGGATCTTACTTAGTGACTTCTGGGCGTGGAACTCTTCTGATCTGCTGAACAATACCCTTCGTGGAGCATTGGCTGAGTTCCTCGTTGCTTCTGCAATAGGCATTGATACCAGCGAAGCCCGCCAGGACTGGACTCCCTATGATTTACTTTCTCCTTCTGGGAGAAAAATCGAAGTCAAATGCTCCGCATATCTCCAGAGTTGGAATGCTGATCGTCTTTCAAAAATACAGTTCAGCATCCGCCCAGCTCGATCATGGGATTCTGAAAATGACTTTAGTGATGATGTCAAAAGGTGGTCCGACCTCTATGTGTTCTGCTTGTACGCAAGCAAAGATCGGAGCGAAACGCCGCTTCAACTTGAACAGTGGGAATTTTATCTTCTGCCTACATCGGTTCTTGACATCCGATGCAAGGACCAGAAAAGCATTTCCCTCAGTTCTCTTCTGTCTCTTTCTCCTGCAAAAGCTACATACGAGGAATTGAGAGAGGCGG